AAGTTCGTATAGGGAATCACAAGGCGGTGGTTGTGTAGGAGTTGACGAGCAATACACAAAGAGACATGCGAAAAAAACAAATGTCGGAACTATTAAAATTATGGTAGACTCCATCAACTTAAATTAAACTCGGAAATTAACTCGTCGATCGATGAGTAATATCGGGCCATATCCTTTTTAAAACGCGCATCCTGCTTGGCTCCCGTTTTGACTATCCAAGCAAGATTTGCCTTTGAATATTTTGTCCGTGTCTGATTCTCGGTAGGCTTCCGTGGGTTAGACTTTTTGGTATCCTTCTTTTCCTCTGGGCGCTTGTCGATGAACGACAGAGCCTGCATGACGGTATCTGCCAGGTCATCTTTCTTTTTGTGGGCGTCGAAAAACGCCACCCAATCTCGGTTCGGTCCGATAGCTTCTATGAACTTTCTGGCCCGTTCTATAGAAGTCTTTTTTCGTTCGGCATAACGCGCTTTTCCAGGGCCAGAGACGTCTGGAATTTTGTGACGCGCGTCCCATATGATAACCTCTTTCTCCTTGACGAGGAAATAGGCGTGTAGAAGATTTTCGATGCCCTTCATCCCCCGGTTTCGGTCTGGCTGCTTCTCTATAACGACCGTCTGGGCCTCCAGTATCCAGGTCCTCTCATTGAGATGACGAACCATACACGGAAATATTCCATGAGAGCTGAGGGGCGGGACACCACTCACGTCCCATTTGTGAATTTTACGAGTCGAGGGATCTATCAAACACATTGCTAAATTTTTAATACCACAATCGATAGAGAGCAACATGAATTATTATTAAAGATTGTTAGTTTTTTAAGTTAAGTAATGAGTCTTGTATGTTGGTGGTGCGTGCATGGTCTTCCCGAAAAGCCGTGTTTTCATTTGCCTATTAAATATGATGATCGTCGAAAGATTTTCTCCACGATTGGCAATTTTTGTTCGTGGGCATGCGCGAAGGCGTACGCGATCGACATGGAGTCTTCCAGAAAAGGGGAGATATGCTCAATACTAGCACTCATGAGAATGCAGTCGATAGGAAAATATACGCCTTTATGGCCCGCGCCGAAGAGACAGTGCCTTGCGATCTTCGGTGGGAGCATGACTATAGAACAATTCAGAAGTTACGGGGGTCACAGAGAACCCCCGAGAATTCATTATCCTTTTGAAAAAATTTATACGCCAGTCGAGACATCAAGCGAGTTCACATCTGCCTGTGCTCCCACATGTAATTTCAATAATAAAACAAAATTGAAGGCTATAGAAAGTTCAGAATCTGAAAATGATTCACTTCGCCTGAAGAGAACGAAACCTCTCGTCCGGGCGACATCGAAGCTCGAGAGTGTTTTAGGAATTAAAAGAACTAATTGCTAAAGGCGAGCCCGCCCATACCTCCTGATATTCTTAGAACATTATAGTTGACTGCAAAAAGATTGAGCGTATTTAGGCCTGCGCTATATGCGTCTGACTTTATGGTATAAGTAATGCTGGCATTATCGATTCTGGAGAAATTGCAGGACCCGCTCGGCTGGTGCTTTTCGGGTGTGAGAGCGAAGGAATATACGTAGATTCCAGGGTATGGCGTTCCCGAGTGATACTGATATGGCTGATACTGGTTGAAATATTTACCATCTTGTTGAGCGAAACGGGCCTGGCCGTTCAATTGTATATTGAAAAGGCTCAGGGGTGCGATTGAATCTGAAACATAAGTTATGCTTTCTTCGACCATTACCGCGCTCCCGCTTTGATGAACCGGTGAACCGAGCGCATGTAATGGACGAACATGACCATTGGCATGAATCTGAATTTGTGTTTTTGTTCCATAAGAAGTATATGTAAAATTCCACATATTATCTACAAGTTTATCTGTCTGAGATACACACCAAATAATCTCCTTTACTGGATGACTCAGAGTAATCGGAAGAGTACCAGAGCTCGTAGGTAAAGGCGCTGTGAAATAACCCACCTGCTCTATCAGATATTCATGTGTTTTCTGAGACAGAATCCGACGTTCCTCTGGTTCGAGATAGATGTAATTGGCCCAGACTTGAAAATTATCTGTATTTGCTCCAGTCAAGAAATATGTGGCATATTCATTAGTAAGCTTGAAAAAGAGTCGGGTATCGTGATACTGGAGAGCAATCAAAGGAAGATACATACCTGGATTTCGGTTGAAAAAGAACAGGAGCGGAAGGTAAACTGTTCCAGAATTTATGGTAGAAGCCATCTTGCCATATTTTATTTTTTGGGACTCTGCTAGGAACACTTCAGAATAGAGACGCCACCATGACTGATAGTGTTTGTCAATTTGCTGACCACCTATAGTGAGCTCGACTGACTCGATCGCTCGCTCGGCCATCCATGAACTGTAAGGCGATGATGATGATGAGGTGTTTATACCACCAGAAACAGCGGTTAGTTTAATAAACATGTCACCGACGAGATCCCCCATGCGTCCGAGAGTGACTGATACGACCTGACCGTTGGCCGGGACGCCATCGAGGGTCTGGCGTATGGTCTCCATCGCAAAATTTGTATGACGTTTATAAACGGCCTGAAAAAATGAAACCTGAGGATTTCCAGTCAGGTAAACATCCTGAGCGCCATAAGCGACCAACTGCATAACACCTCCAGCCATTCTTATATATCAAGAGAAAATATTTACTTTGTTTTCCAGAAAGAAGTCTGGCGGTGCGTCGGCCTAGAATTCGGAACATCCGGATCCGTGCTTCTTACCCAGTGATTTCCTATATGGGCCCTCCATTGTATAGAGAGACGGTCGAGCACCTTGCGGCACATGACACACGGAAGGGATATTCCCATATTTCCATTATGAAGCGTCCTCGACACTATGAGGTCTCCGTGCTTTCTGTGAATCCATCTCGCTATACAGGACGGGTGAACCCCCTGACGCCCAGCATCAATCATCAATATTCGAATAAAATTGCGTTCGGCACACCGCCGACAATTATTGAATGTCGGTGCACGGCCATGAGCCGAACAGGACACAATCGGATACATATTCTTGACATTACAAGGCGGATCCCTTTTAACTCAAAAAGGTGTGTTGTCACGCTTTGAAAACTCAAATAATTTTAAATTTAAAAACAAAATGCAGCATCCCCTACGAGACTATGCCCGCAAGACATTAGGTCGTTCACTTGGTGAAGGTCCTCTGGCGAAAAATGCCGAGATAAACATACTTAACTGGGCGATCCGTCGAACTCGCGAAAACCAGAAGGAGGCTTCTTGGGAAAACAGATTGTTTCGTGATTTTTATAAGCAAAAGCTTCACTGGATTATACAGGAGCTTCAGAGAGGTGAGCGAGTCGCGGTTCATCTGAATATATATGGGAATGATGTCAAGGTGGGTCTTTTTGTAGTTCCCCAACTCGCTCGTAGGCTCCAGACCAAGGAGCTAAATGTAAGATGTTTGGCCTCGTATACATCCGATGTTCTCTGGCCCGAAGGCCCTTTTGCTCGCACGCGTTTGATCCTCAGGGAAAAGGATATGGAACGAGAGGCCCTCAAGGCTGCCTCGGAGATTGACTACGAGGGCCTCTTCAAATGCGCCAAATGCAAGTCGACCAAGACCCGCTACTACCAGATGCAGACGCGTTCGGCCGACGAGCCCATGACAACTTATGTCACTTGTGTAAATTGTGGAGCCAAATGGAAGTGTTAATTTTTTTTCTAAGTCATTAGTACCAAATGGCTCCTCGCGGTCGCCCCCCTGTTGCCAAGAAGCCGACCCGTTTTCTAAACTCTAAGCGCCGCGTTATCTATGAGACTGCTGAGGGCAAGTTTGTCGTCAAGTGCGAGAAGGGCACGACCTACAACCCCAAGGCTGCCTTCGTCAAGAGCCCAGCAGGCACTGAGCGCAAGCTGGCTAACACCAAGGCGCGCCCACCCATGGCCATTCGCCCCAAGGCGACCCGCCTGCGCCGCATTGACACCGGCGTCAAGCGCGGCCCACGCGCCGGTGTCCATGCCGGTAACTTGGCCCGTCTTTTTGCCACCCCGATGATGAAGAAGTCGCCAATGTGGAACCTGCCAAATCCTCACCTTCGCCGGGTCCGCAAGAACAAGGGCATGAAGCGCGGACCACGCGCCGGGGTCCATGCCGGTAACTTGGCCCGTCTTTTTAAATAAAATATCCATTTTAATACAAATGAGTGGACCTACCAAGCACCGCAGAAGAATGGGATCTTCCCCCGTAGCGACTGATTTTATGAATTTCAAGAGGCGCGTCATTTATAAGACAAAAACTGGTGCTTATTTTGTCAAAACCGACAAGGGTCCGGCCTACAAGCCAAAGGCTAAATTTTACAAGAACCCGGCTGGTTCGACCGTATCTACTAAATTTGTAAAAAACATAATTCCTATAGCTATCCGCCCAAAGTTTGATCGCAGAGAGCGCAAGAACGCAGGAGCCGCCCGTGGAAAGTATGCCCCACGTGAGGTTGGTGTCCGGGTCCATCACGTCAAGCGTCGGGCCTACATTGGCGAGATGTACGAGGGCCACAAGCCGAAGCGCCTGGCGGGCCGTCCCCGGAAGCACCTCGTCAGCCCAGGAGGCAACTTCGGTCTGGCGGCTCTCTTCGGTGGAAAGCCAATACGGGCCGAACGTAAGAACAAGGGCATGAAGCGTGGACCTCGTGCGTAAATTTAACATAAAAACAATTAACACAGAAAACAACAAAGGATGTCCTTAGTTCGCGTATGGACTGATGTTGGTTCCCGGAAGCCAGTTCCCCTTCTTGCAAAAATAGTCGAAAAAGATGGGGTCATTTTCACCATCAGATACTTGACAGAATCTGATGATAAAATTTGGCGCTACGAAGATGAGACATATGAAATTGACGATGAATCGATCGCGGAATATCTAAAAACATCAAATGAAGAAAACGTAGGGTTCAAAATCTATGATGATGGTTTTATAAAAACAGATACAGATGATGATTATGTTCCTTCAGAGGAAGAAACAGATGATGACTTTGAGGATGATACTGAAGAAGAGGAAGAGGATGAAGAATCGGATGAAGAGACTGAAGAGGAGGAGTCTGACGAAGAAAATCTAGACGAATAGTAAATGAAATACATCGCTCTCAGTCTTTTTTTGCTGATAGTCCTTGTTTTTTTGACTCGTAAAACATCTGGGTATACGTGTCCTATATGCGCGAGAGGCTAAACTTAAAGATAAAACTTTTTATACTATAAATGTCTGCATTCATTACTTCATTCAAGGCGTCTGATCGGAAGCACGTCGAATGGCTCATGCATATGATTACTATCGCTGAAAATATGACACCTGAAAGTAAATTTGATCTTATTGCAGAGGTTAATAAGAATCCTATAGGAATAGTATTTGACAAGAAGGAGGGACTCGAGTGGCCCCACATTCATCTGTGTCTATGCGCTGTGTATGCGAAAAATGTTCTCAAGGGGACTGCTTATATCCCGCGTTGATAAATTTCATCGAGTCTATCTTTATAAAATTCTACGGGTGCGTCAAAACTATATACATCACCAGTGAAAGTTATTCCGTTCTGTTTATCAGAAATTGAATTTATAGAAATAAGATCAAGAAAGTTGCTCGTGCAGCTCAGCTGTAAATCTTCAAACTCCCATTCATGAATGTGAATATGTAAAAGATCAACCATTGACGCGGGCGCAACTGGTAAAATAAGTGATTCAACATCTGTCATTACAGGCCATTGCTTTTCGCGAATAAAATAGGTCTCTATCATTTTACCTATTTTGTGGGCGTCATCTTTTGATTTAAACGCTACTATAGAAGTAGAGTCTTTCTGTTTATTTTTTAAAGTAAATGCGTTATTTACATGTGAATGAAGAGTATAGTATATGTTAGGCAGTTGGAGTGTTAACATATACTATACAAGACGACAAAAAAAATGTGATGTCTAGCGCATATTGCTAGGTTTGGTTAAAATTTATAAACAAATAACATGGAGTGCTCCGTCTGCTATGCCGACTGCTCGTCGATGTGCCGCCTCACGTGCGGTCACACCTTCTGCACTGGCTGCATAAAGACCTGGTATCTTAAAGGGTCGAGTGCGTCCGGGGCCAACTCAAGCTGCCCCATGTGCCGGCGGCCCATATACTTCAAGGGGTTCCACAAGGTTCGGGACCAGTGGGACGAGGATTCATATGACACAAAATGTGGAGAGGTCCTCGGGCAGGCGATAGACGAGTGCTTCGAGGAGGCCCAAGAAATGATTGAGTATTTTGGCCCAAAATTCAGACGCCAGATCATGGGTGATATCATGAATGACATCCGGGATATTGAGCGGACCTACAACTTTTTGAAGAGCCGTGACGTCGACTCTGGGGACATTGAGTATATTCTGCTCGAGACCGAGGATTATTTTTCGGACCGCCACAAGGACAAGTGTGAGTGGCTCGACGAGCCACCGAAGGAGCTTGCGACGCGCTATCCCCACCTGAAGACAGGAGCCCCATCGAGCTCAACAAGACACAGGGCCCTTAAGGATCTGTTTGAGATAGTAACTGTGTATCTACTTTTTTAATCCAAACATTTTGGTGACCTCCTAGAATTTCCTCAAAATTGTCCTCGCGTAGCTTGTCCCTTACCTTTGCATAATTGCATACATGTTCCTGATCGGCCTCGAAAATGACAAGTCTCAAGTCTGAAATAAATTCAGGATTTTCATCGAAGAATGTCTCAAGAAATCCCTCGCAATCCGCCACAAGGACATTGAACTTCATATCAATGTCACCTAATGTATATGTAGGTATATCCGAGGTTTCAGAGTGGACACTTCTGGTTCCGTATCCCTCACACTCATGTAGATTTATCAGAGACATCTTTTTCTTACTTAAAAATCCCTTTATAATTTTAAATTTACAATTGTTAATACGTTTGTTGAACTCGAGAACATCCCATACTCGATTATCCGGTTCTATCACGACGTGTTCCTGTTTATTTTTTAATTTATGATTTATTATTACTGAGACGGAACCATAACGACCGCCAAGTTCTAAGACGCAATCGTCTTCTTCGATCCATAAATACGCCAATTTTTGTTCTAATACTTCACATCTGCTCGTGTCTACTAACTCGCCTCGTTCGTTAACTATAATATTAAACATTTACATTACAAGCAATACAATCTTTACTTAAAAATTGGCGTCATATTAATAATATATGGAGGCCATTGAAGCAGTTCTAGATTTGGCGAAGGAGCGCGACGAGTTCGCGAATGAGATTGATACATACGAGTCCTGGTTCGAGTCCCTGATCGGCCGGCAAGTGACCTACTCATTCAAGACGAAGAAGAAGACGCGATTTGTAGAGTGCGAGGTGACTGATTTTACACGCGATGGCTGGGAGCTTACGAGTTCTGAGTCGGATGAGGTATTTATGATAACATTCGAGGATTTATTCAACGGTTCTGTTAATATTCATATGTAATTCCCTACAAAACTCCTCTAGACCCGGGCGAATAATATTGTCCCATAATTCTTCGTTGCGAACAATTTCATGACTCAGCACATGGTTGTTATACTGCTCCACGAGTCGGGCACGAATAAGACCCAGCATCTGCAGATATACCTGGATCTGTATCATTTCATAGTCTACGACCTGTTTGAAGAGACGATTCGTTCGGTTCTTTATTTCGACCAGTACTCTTGAACCGTCCGGCTTCTCTTCGATTCGATCAATTTTTCCAACGACGACAAACTTTGTGCCTTCGATGATGCATACGTCATAGGTATAGAATGAATTATCACGGACCAGTCGAACACCCTCATCTGTTTCGACCTTGACGGATGTTCTATCTTCAGAACGTGTGCCATGAGTCGTATAGACACGGGATCTTAGGTGCTCTATGGCCTCTATCTTCTGTTCGTCATTCAATTTTGGATCAGAATTCAAAATATCCCGGGCTTCAGTGAAGACGGCCTGTACCTGGTCAGAGTCCCGAGCCTTAATGGCCGTGGCCTTTTCTATGACTTCGAGCGCAGTATCAGAGGCTCGTATTGCCTCATAGGCCCTATCTTTTTTGGTCTTGCCCGTAAACGTCTCTGGGCTGTATTTCTTCCACAAGTCGTCAAGGACTTCTTTGCGGGGTTTGTATTTATTGTGGCCGATGATGGCCGCGACATCACTCGCCTTGAGAACAATTCGGGCCGCCATTTATGAAATAAAGCGTAAAATCTCTATGTGAATATGGCGTATACATCACTCAGAATTTGTTGCTGCGCTCGACCGGTGCCGCGACCGCCACGTGTTCGCGCCAGTGACATCAGACGGGCTATAGATCACGCAAAGAATTTATGCTATAATTACGAGGACACACCACAATGCAAGGCTGCATGGGAGCTCGTCGATTCCCTCACCGAGGAATACAGTCATTTAAATAAATCTGAACCGCGAGTTCATTCGAAGAACCCGGAGGAATTTTAATTTTACTTTTAAATTCTTTCTGAAGGTCCATCCTGGCGCATTCGACTATACGATCAAGGTGTTCCGTATATTCGTCATAGACCTCTGGGGGGGCCAAGGGTGTCGACAAAAATTTGATTGAATTTATTTGAATGACATATTTTTCGAGAATTTTATGTATTTCATCCTTTGTCAGTTTATTCAAATATTTATGGGAGCGCGTTTTCTTTTTTAAGAACTCCATACTACTAATTATATAATATTCCTCCCATCCCATTACTGATTCGAAGTATATTGTAATTTACGGCATAAAAATAAGAATTCGAACCCCGGCCTAGACTTGATAAAGATAGACCTGAGCTTGTTATGAGTCTGTATGTATCGAGCTGTGAAAAATTGAGAGTTCCTGTAGGACCATGACTGGACGTGTCGAGAGCATACGAAATTATGCCTACATTTGAAACTTTACTGTCGGCGACATATCCCATCGGACAGTTGTAATATTTTGAGACGTCCGTGTAATACGGCAAATGTTTAGGATCTCCACAATTGAAGCCATTTATCTGTTCCTGTATAGTGTATTTTGAAGCCACTAAAGAGTTCGATCCGTTTGCATATATAGTCTGATAATTTACAGCGGGCCATGCTATAAATTTCATAGGATGAGCCAAAGAAAATTCTTGTATATTCCGGTCTGTTGCCATAGTAACCCGACTGACTTGTGTGATTAAAATATCATGCTGAGAACTCGCGATTCTCCTACGTTCTTCATCTTCTAGATATATGTAATTCGCCCAGGGTATTATGACCATGTCAGAATAACTATAATTCCCTGGTGTAGTTCCTGAAAAAAACCCGAGTGCAGTTCCGTTAGCAGGCGGTGTGCCTTTAAGTGTAATGGCAGACCCGTTGACATATGTTACATAGGTGCCTGCCACAAAGTCCCCAACATTTATGGACCTCGTCCCAGTAATCGTATTTCCTATTTGAATTGTATTACCCGACGAACTCACGACGGCAGCCGAGACATTGGGTTCCCATATATACATGGTCGTGCCTTGGACGATATTGGGCGGTGGCGCGGGAAAGGTGAAGACAAGTGCCGTCGGGTTCGGGCTTCCCGTGTTTATTGAAAGATACTGTATAGTTCCCGAGTTTGTATTGTCTGGTGTGAGAGATGTCGAAATGAGCATACCGGGATAAAGTGGAATACCCGTAAATGAGCTTAATGAAACGGTCCACAATGGAGACGCATATGAAGGCCCTGGGCCCACAACCACCGTGCTGACCGGCAATGACGAGACTATGGGCTGGGTCGTAGGGCCTATGCTTATTTTTGAATTTAAATTCGAAGACCAATAGATGACGAGTTCTACTTCATGAAACTGTAGAGCAACCAGTGGTATGACTGACATGTAATTTTTGCAAAAGCAAAACTTGAATGGAAAAAATGAGGAATTTTGATTGGTAGGTCCTGAAGATGCGTTATTTAGATATCTGGTTCCATAATTTACAGCACCCACGACCGGTTCAATTTCTGTCATATATGTAAAATCCTGTGTATCTATTATCTGACCCCCTACGAGAAACTCAGCCCTATCAATGACATTCGACCAATTTACATTTGAAATTTGTGCTCCGTAATTGTCTTGCATTGTCAAATAGACATATGATAGGAGGTCGCCCTTTTTTTCGAATTTAATAACTGAATACCCACTTGGTGCCGGGTTACCCCCTATAATCAGGCGTTCGACCGAGTTGCTATAGTGCGTCGGGCGTCTGAAAGCTGACCTAAAAAATGAAAAGTCAGGCTGACCAGTCAGCCATTTGTCCTCTTCACCTTTGACAACTAGACGAGTAGCTCCAGCGCTCATTTATAATATACACTAATAAATAATGTATAAAATAAATGCGGCAGCTCCAGTTCCTGGTTTCGATATTATAGCCGTGGCCGGTGAATACAATTCTATCGGGGATAATTCTTCAATTTCAAATACGACTATTGATATAATACCCCCAGACTATCCTATATTTTTTTGGACAACAACCTTGAATCCAAAAGATTCTGTTGCTTATCTCAACAATCCAACTCCGGGTACAGTCAACTCTGCACCCGTCAACCTCGATTGTCAAGCTGGAACTACATGTGGTATAAACTTCAGCACAACTTTTGCAAAATATTACGCGGCAAATAACCTTGCTCCTGGGCGTAAAATATTAATAGTTCATGGCGGATATCCCAACTCTGGCTTTACTTCTTCTGGGACTTTTAATGATTATTCAGGTGTACCTGTAACCAAAAATTGGTTAGCAGATGGAAGTACAAACTTACTTGCGAGACTTAATCAACGCATATCAAACTGTATGGCAACTTCTATCACCCAAATCGCGACCCCAAAACCAGGAAGTGTGCCTCCAGATGATGCACAATACGACACTTACATAAGTAATAGTGCTCCCGCATCGAACAATAAATTAGTGGCAGTTTTGTGGCAACAAGGCGACACTGACGCTGCTAGCACGCAAGTAACTTATAAGAATAATCTAAATTCTCTTATATCTAATATGCGAACTCCTGCATACGCTACAAATGTCCCTTTCATAGTCGGTGGCTTATCCCCGGGTCGCACCGCCCCTGGGGTCAAGGCGGCTCTCACGAGTTATGCTCCGGCCTATGCCGACTCCACAAACGCTGATTATTCTGGTAATAATTTCACAGAAATAGGGCAGAGATATATGGGTCAAAAATATTATGAAGCCTGGGTCGCTTCAAACGTATAATTCCGCCTGATAAATTTCATTTATTAACACACCCGACATGGCTGATGAATAGATACGAGGGCTATCAATAAATCCGTAGAATGGAAAATCAGCATTAATCAATTGTAGAGGGTCGTTATTAATGAAAGGTGCTGTTGTAGGGTATTGATTATTGAACACACCGTTTATAAAAACCAGTGTATTTATTGGCGAAAATCCTGTATTATATCCTGAATCTACACCGTAATAAGAATTGGATATATTCATTTGTTTAGTTGATATATTTTGTCCGACGGCTAGACCAGTGGGAAAAGGAGCAGATAACTCACCGAATAGTGTATTTCCAGAAACATTTAAAAGTCTAAAGGTTAATCCTGTATTTCCATTAAAATTAGTTATTATATAATCAGGTCCAGGAACTGTTGTAGAACACGTGTAAGATAGATAACATCTATTGGCGCCTGCTTGTATAGCTACCTTGACCGTTAAACTGTCAAGTGTTATAGTTGACCTTGATATTAAGTCACTATCAGTCGGACAATGAACTATAGCTACATGAGTCCAGTCAGAATTGAAGAAATTACCTAGAATATTAATATACGCATCGGCGGATGCTCCTAAGTAAGATTGGGATCCGTCGGTCATATAGTATAAAGCGTCATTACCAATACTCGCTTGGTAAGTCGCGTTACTTCCAGATAATAAATTAGATAAATTAGAAATGGCCGTATTACCCGGCGCGGAAATATGTGCCTGCTTGCACCAGAACATCCGAGTAGATATATTATTCAAATACTTGCCATTTATATCTATTGTGTCTGTATCTAAATTATTAAATGTTTTTAGAACTATATTTCTCACCGTAAGCAGTGAGGCTGGGGGTTCCAAATAATCAGTATTTGTTGAGGTATCATTAACATACGAAACATTGGCGCTAAAAGTACCAGGCACTGTTGGCATATTTAAAGACCATTCAAGATTATCGTTAATATACGATGGTGCGGGTGGACGTACATATTGAGTCACTATATTTGCTATAGAACTTCCGTAGTCGTTTTGTTCTGTGATTCTAACAGTTATAGCCGAAGTTCTCGGTGCAATTAAATAAGCATACTTATTCGAACCTGAATAAGCATTCGCACACATGTTAAGAGGTCCACAATTTATACACCTATCAGTTATTGTATATAAAGGTTCGAAATTTATACCATCCAGTGAATAAGCAAATGTCGTTACTAGAGCATTGTTAAGACTATTCCAGCTAATACCAAGACTTCCCGAAACCCACTGAGCCATTACATTGGTAACGGAAGGAACGGTCGTGGGCGCGTGATTGAGTGCAGTATTCCATGCATTATAGTATCTTTGACCCAAAAGTCGCTGTCCGGTCGGGCTAAAATGCAAGCTGTTAAAAGAGTCATATGGCTGACCCTCACCCCCCACAAACGGAGCATCTGCAGTAAAGACGTGACCCGTATACCATCTGGGCGGTGTGCTCGAGCCAAATGTCTCATTATAAGCTTGATATGCATTTAATGTGACGGTGTTGTAACCAGAATTTGGAACAGCACTTGTCATACCATCATAAGCCGAATAGTTACCAACAATAAAGGGAACTTTCGGCCATTGGACATCTCTCAGACAATCTACTAGTTTTTCTAAGTATTTTGAATATTGGTCGGCTGACGGGTAGGGGGGGTTGTTTATGTCACCTTCACCTTGATGCCATAAAAAAGCAACAATTTTATTTTCTGAATTATTTACAGGGACATTTTCATAATTTGTATTATAATTAACGAAAAAACTGGTAAGTGCATTTGATGTTGGTGTTGACAGTGCGTTTATGTTTAAACTTAATGCCGAATTCATACGTCGTTTCAATTCTGAATAAAGACTACACCCATATTGGACTGATGTATTGTATAGGTATGACGTATCCCACCTAAAAGTAAGACCACTAAAAGGAAAACTTCTAGTACTACTAAACGCATACTGGTTACCATAACTAAATCCAGTGCCCGGACAGCCTCCGTGAACTATAAGAATTTTGCGCCCCGGTGCAAGATTATTCGCTGCATAATATTTAGCAAATTCTATTCCAAAAATAGCGTTACCTGGGACAGGAGAACTATATATGTTATTTCCTATAAGAGGAATGGGGACATCAAATGGTGCGAAATCTGATGTGAGAGTATAAATTTTAGATGTTAGATTTACTTGGTTGTAAATGAGATCCGGGTATGAACCATCCGGTCGGTCATTTGTTGGGTTTATTTGAATATCACTCTCAATTCCTCGCGTATTCGACTGACCTGCTATAACAATAATATCATATCCAGGCAGATTTTGAACCGACTTGAACATTATAATAGGATACGATAAAAAGTGTATTGTCGAGCCTAAGACTTCCGAGCTTTTGTGAATTCCAAAATGGCAAACACACTTGTTCCGGGGCTTCGGTTCACGATCGAACTGTTCGACCAATTTGACAATGGCCCGCGCCGGAACGTAGTGTACGTTCTGGGACAGGGGGGTTCTGTCGAGGGTCAGACCTGGACCCTATTTGAAAATGAAAATGGGTGGTTCTGTAGATCAGGGAATTTTGTTACCCAGTGTAGCATCTATCATATGGGTCAGCCTCAAATGGCTGAGATATCAGAAATAGATGACGATGGCGAGCCAGAAGTTACGAGTTCTTTCGGCTTTCCTTCTTTTTCAGGTGCCGCCTCACGGCCGACTGTATCTTGGCCGCCGCGGGCTTGACCCTGACCCGCGTCACATTACGGGGCTTGACCGGCCCGCGCGTCACTGGATTCTTGAAAAGGCTGTTTTTCGGAAAAGCCATCAGAAGTTGATAGTTATTTTTGAGACCCGTGTGATTCATTAATTTCCAGAATGTCTTTTTGTTATAGTAGTTTGCACGACCCGTCACAGAGTCCCGAACCTTGTATAGTATTGGTCCGTATTTGGCCTTGTTGAGTGTGACCGGATTTACATAGTCGTCGGGTATAAACACTGTGGGGACGGGAGGAAGAGCAATCTTTTCGGCTATTTTATCATATCTCTTTTTCCTGGCTCTGTATGCCACTTTGACCTTGTTGAGAAATAGCTTGTCGGCTAAAGCCTGCTCCTTGGCTGTCACCATTACTAAGACTGCATATTATTTTGGGGAAATCCTCCTAGATTTGCCTGCATCTGGTTGGCACTGGCCGCATAGGCCGCCGCCGCCTCTTGAGCTGCAGCACTCGGCGGTATTCCAGTATTCGTCCGGACAGAATTTATAGGCTGACCCGACATGAGAGCCGTTAGCACGCGATCAAGATAGTCTGGTTTATTCTGGGCCAATTTGTACGTGTTGAAAAATAACTTTTTTCTACGAATTGACTCGGCCATGTTATTCTTCGATCGGGCTCCCAAAAGATTGAGTGTCCGTCTGACCTTGTTGGCGTTCCCTGTCCTCTGCGATCTCATCAAATTTTCAACTAAAAGTGTTCGCTTTGTCGCGAGCGACTGAAGGTTCGGCTGGTATGATGCAGCCGCGTTAGCGTTCGGGGCTGCGTTATTTCTGTAATTTCCAGGACTTGTGTATGCCTTATATGAAGTAATCTTGTTATTTGTGATTGTGTTCGTTCTCTTGAGCGTCGTATTGACCGGCTCGATCCAGTTTGGATTGGCGTTCACGAGTGCCTTTATCGTTGCATATCTCCGACCGGCCAGATTCTGATACGCCTTTCCTATAGGTGTCGCTGGGTTAAACACGTTATCCAGGACCATCTTGAACTGCTCGACGCGCTGATGATTCAAAAGATCTATGAAAGAGCTTATCATTGGGTAATTTATTCCGGTCACCTGACAGAACTGTTCGCCCGTAATCTCTCTGATCTGGCGCCAGTGCGAAAGACGGATCATCTCAGGGGTCGCCGTAAATTTCTTTTCGATATCATTATTCCGACCGAACATGATGGTCCGGCGGGCGTTTGCTGGAGCCGAACCTTTCAGAAAAGCGACGAAATATGTCCGAACGACCGGGCGAACCCAGCCGCGCCAGCTCTGAAGGGTCGCCTCTTCGCTCTGATTCCTGGAAGGCTTCTGACTCAGCACGAGTATACTGTTCGTTATGTAGTCTAAGTAATTGTCAAAGGCTCGCTTCACCCGTATCAACTGGTTATACTCGTGGGCTCCTTTGTTGTTTGATTCAGTTTTTCCGGCTCCTATTTTTAATTCAAAAATATTAATTACGGGCTGGCTCCCCTCCATGGTCCACTGGACCACGTCTGGCTCCCCGGCCCATTTCCCCTTTGCATAGTTCAATAGACCGGCGATTTCTGTATCAACATCGTTGGGTCTGAGTCTACCAATTTGAGAAACGAATTTAGCCGGATCATTGACGTGCTGTAGGGTGACCCGAGTCTTTAGAAATATTCTGTTTCTCTTTCCGTTTGTGACCCCCTGGCCTATGATCTGCCGAAAAGCTACGCTTCCAGGTCCCTTGATCTCGTTTCTGTCAAGGTATGTCACTTCGGTCGCCACATTCTTAAATCCCATGGAGTGAAGCTCGAGATATGACCCGTTTGCAGCCTGTGCCCGGGCGACATCTTTCCAGGTTCGTGCAAAAAGATCCTTGACCTGGTTAAACTCTTGTGTATTTTCCTTCGGCACGAGCATACCAGTAAAATCCAGAATAAGGCTCAGATTCTCCTCATCCTCTGGGTCGAGATCGAACATGGAACTATCATGAATGTCTCCAGATGTCGGATCGACCTGGGCCTCGCTCGCGGTCGCCTTGTCGTGATAGACCCATTCGCCAACCTTGTTATTTGCTCCAAGTTTCAAAAATGGAAAAACACCCCGGGGGAGATTTATGGGCCGACGACGCCCAATACTCAATAACCCGCCTCCTATATTTCTGGAACGCGACTTGAGCTCATTGAATGTCGTCTTTTTACCATTACCCGAATTGAGCTTGCTTTGAAGGGCGCGGAGCTCTGTAAGGGCCGCGTTTATGGCAGCGGGTGCCGCGGCTCTCTCACGACCCCCTTCACGACCCCTCGAGAGCCATTTACCATTTTTATATGTAAATCCCTTCTGAGCCAGGAAGCTGACATCATTCGCTGACATGTTGAGCTTTCTCTTCGTACTCATTAATATAGACCTACATAAAAAAGACAGTCCCTGAATAAGTAACAATGTCTCGTGCAAACATTCAGAAACTCATCGATCGCGTGAACTCCATCAAGGCTGACCTCAAGGAGGCGAACGCAGAGCTCAAGGAGTCTCTTGAGGATACGCCGCTTTACAAGGCTATTTTGGGTGCGACCCTCGAACAGTCAACCGACACGGCCAAGGTGCCCGAAAAGGCTGCCGCCGCCCAGGCCCTCAAGGTGACCTTGGCGGTCTATTCCAAGAATGACGATGAATCTTAAAAATATGAATGATTATAGCAGTATGCGGAAGACGTGTGTCAAGGTCCGTAAGCACTTTCGCGATGTTTCAAAGACTCCAGCCGTTCGGGTCGGAGTTTTCTTGAAAAAGCACATCGTCCGGAGCGCGACCCTCGGGTTGGTCCCGAGCGCTCTGAACGAGGTGGGTATCCATCATGCACCCATAAATTTTGATGAATTCATGCATATTATTCAGGACCAAATGTCACTCACGATCCTGAACGCTCTTCTCGCCAGTCTATTCGTCACTACAAAGCTTTTGTAATTTGAATTTTGTTTTTAAATTTGGATAAATAATGTTGAAAGAAATTCTCATCTTTCCGTTCTTGAACCCTTTTCCAGGAAGTATATAATCCTCGCGTGGGTCAATGACTCCCCAGTCTGCCGTATCTATATGTATAGATCCGTCAAAGTGTGGAATCTCTAGTATCGTCCCGTTGACGCTCTGCTCGAATGTAATTTTTGTCTGGAACAGAAGATCATTTCCTTGTCGCATGAAAATTGGATGGTCCTCAATTTTAATTTTAAATACAAGATCACCTGGCTCCTCTCCAGGTACCTGAGCCTGTTCTCCGAGTCCAGGTTTTGTGATGATCCCTCCAGGTTCTATACCAGGTGGTATTTTTAATTCTAAATTCAGATTCTCCGTCTTGACCCGTGAAAAATTGCATTCATTGCACCCGAGGACCTGACGTCCTTTCCCTTGGCACACGTGACACACCTGAGGAAACACCATGGGGCCCATCTGTATCTGGGTCATACCAGATCCTCTGCACGTGTCACACGTCTTGAGGCACTTGAAGCACGGTTTCGTGAGACTTATTTTCATATTTTTTGAAGTTCCTCTGAACGATTCTTCAAATGAAATTTTTAGCTCATACATATGGTCTGATCTCCTGACCGGTCCTTGGTTCTGGGGAGGTGGGCGCATTCCGAACATCTGCGAAAAGAGGTCTGGCGGATTGTCAAAGTTTTGCCTGTTTTCAGAATTTCCCAGAATATCGTAGGCTGACTGAATTTTTTTAAAGTGTTCTGGATCTCCACCCTTATCTGGGTGATGTTTCATCGCGAGTTTCCTGTAGGCTTTCTTTATCTCTTCGTCCGTGGCCCCTCTCTGAAGCCCAAGATCCTTATAAGGGTCAGACATATTCTAATTTTACTTACAAATTAGTCCTTTACCTGAAACGCGACCTGAAAATGTGTCATGTAGAGCGTAGATAAGTTGTTTCATTTTCAATTTCAGAACAAAATGGCGTTCGTCTCATGGAACCCGAACGGTCTTCTGTGCGCCTATTACTGCCGTGCTGCCGTCCCACTCTTCACCTGGACCTACTCAGTCTTTGAGAAGTACATGAACGAGTCAATCACACCCTCCATGTATAATTCAATGGCTGAATATGTCGAGGAACACATAAGTGCAGATTATCTCGAATCCATCTATGATGGAACATACGTGCCGGATGATCTTGAGTCGGCCGCCGTCGATGCGTATTTTGATATACCCATTATCGACCGTATTGAGATGCACGATCAGGAGCTGTGCGACCTGCGAACCACCAAGAGTTACCTCGAAACCTGGGGGGAGCATCAGGAAGAGATTGAGCGCGTGACGCAGCTCCTTCACGAAGAGATGCAGTGGATCGGGGGTCACGAGTAATTTTGTTTGTAAATTGTAATGGAGCCAACTTTGAATATCAAAAAACTTTTCGGTCTCAATAGGGGTCACACATGGCCCGAAGTCAACCGAGGTCAGATTAACAAGGTTCAAAAAATTTTAAAAGAAAATCACGTCACGGGTCTCCCGGTGCACTTTCCAAAAATCTATTACGGACAGGCCCGCGCAAATTTAGCTCTGAACCGGACATATAGAAATGTAGATGCCATAACTCTTCCGGACGGAGCATACCTTTATCTGATAGAATATAACCCTCTGACGAACAGATATTATAAAAGTTTTGTTCGGGTTCTTAACCGTCTCGAGAAAGGGTCCAGGCATTTTCAGCTCCCAATTCGCAATCAAAATAGAATAATAGTGGCCGCCGGAGAACTTTCCAAGAACGGTTCCAGGATCGTATTCAACCTTGAGAGCGGGACATATACCCGTAATCTCATGAATAAGACCAAGACCTACATGACACAGAAGAATTATATAAATCTCGTCAAGAATGCTCTCCGGGTCGGGAATTATGTTCCAAATATACTAGTTCCACAATTGCCAGGAAATCTGAGGAATGTCATCAATGGCAACCTGAGCTTCTATTATGGAGATCCGTCCGAAAAGACTCGCCAGAGAGTTCTTGCAAACTTAAAAAAAGCGGGCCTGTCATCTAATAACGTAGCACAGCTCCTTCGTGAGCATGATCCAAGTTTCCGTCGTTCTACAAGACTTCGTCGATGAACTCGTCAATATTTTGTCAGAGACTGACATAAATTATGATTTTTGGTGGGAATTGGATGAGATCGATACGGAAAGCATGACGAGATTACATAATACGGTCGATCTCATTTTTAATGACTTTTTTCGGATCTATAAAGATTTCCAGAGAGTGACGGAACTCGTGATACGGGCACGCGAAACGATAAAAATGGCATTGAGTGTGGCTATGGATGTCCCTTTTCCAGTAAGTAATTTTCATTTCCCCAGAGTAATTGATAACATTGTGCTCATGTTTACTGAAAACTTTCGAAATGACATATATTATGCAATGATCGAGGCGAACCATAGTGTTCACATACTCCAAAGGTCATGGAGGAGGTCAGTATCTGACCCTAACTTTTTGGCCTGTCGTCGGCGTTTGGAAAATGAATTCAATGCAGCCCAGCAGGAAATGGTTGAGTGGGGCAAACGAGCCTAAATTTTTTTCTCGGGGTATATTACAAATGGCTGGAGGTCTCATGCAGTTGGTCGCTTACGGCGCACAGGACGTTTATCTGACGGGTCAGCCCAAGGTTACCTTTTTCCAGGCGGTCTACAAGCGCTACACGAACTTTGCGATGGAGGCGATCCAGCAGACGGTGAACGGCTCGGCCACGAACAGCAGTCGCGTGTCGGTCACCATCGCCCGCAACGGCGATCTGGTCGGCGACATGTGGCTCCAGATGAAGCCCCTGCAGTCAGGAACCACGCTTGACAGCAACCTTAAGAAGATTTCTACTAACACTGCCCTTGACACCAACTGGCTGGCCGAGCGTGCCATTTCTGCCGTCGAGCTGACGATCGGCGGCCAGCGCATCGACAAGCACTACCAGCAGTGGTTCCGCCTGTATTCTGAGGTGTTCAACGGCGATTCCAAGAAGCTTCTGTATGACAAGATGACGTCCCTCAGTGTGACTGAGAATGTTGCCAATCTGCTGGAGACCACAACGTCTGTCTTCCTCCCTCTGGTCTTCTTCTTCAACCGCAACCCGGGTCTATACTTGCCCCTCATTGCTCTACAGTATCACGAGGTCCGTCTGGATTTTGACCTGACTGCTTATTATACCAATTATTTCGGCACCAATCCTGTGAGCGTCTGGGCAAACTACGTCTACCTTGACACGGAGGAGCGCCGTCGCTTCGCCCAGAAGGGCCATGAATACCTGATTGAGCAGGTCCAGTATACCGGTGGCGACACGTGTGATGTCGGGAGCTCAACTGCTACAACTAAATCCAGTCTTATCCGTCTGACCTTTAACCACCCAGTCAAGGAGCTCATTTGGTGCTATCAGTCGCCGAACTTCGGGTCGGCCGCTGGCACGGAGACTAACGCAATGTGGAACTTTTCTACTGGTATCTCTAACGTTAACGTTTCTTGCAATGTGACCGGTGCTGGTTTCTTACCCGTCGCAAATTCCCTCGAGGTTATACGCCCTAATTCTGGCGCAGTTCCACGTCTTATCAGCGGCGCGGCGGCTTCACCCTATTCGTCATTCTGGACTGAGGATGGCTTCGACAATTCTGCGAACTCACCTCAAACTGATAGCGCATACACCGTTGGCCCTCTCTCGACCTTCAAGCTGGTCCTCAATGGCCAGGATCGCTTCGCCGTCCAGCCCGGCAAGTATTTCAACCAGTATCAGCCATACCAGTATCACAGCGGCTGCCCCTACCCGGGCATCTACGTGTATTCTTTCGCACTGAAGCCCGAGGAGCACCAGCCGAGCGGCACCTGCAATTTCTCGCGCATCGATAACGCCCAGGCAAACGTTAGCCTAAAGGCTTTGAATGCCAATGGCTTTAGCACAGTGACTACGACCCTGACCCAGCGCATGTTCGCAGTGAACTACAACATCCTGCGTATCCAGAGCGGTATGGGCGGTCTGGCCTTCAGCAATTAGACGTAAAAAGTGTACTGTCTTGCATAGCATACCTAAAACTGAAAAAACCTAATAATGCCTGAAAATCAGGCCCACGGAAAAGCGTGGAAAAAATCCATTCTTCGTGGGGTCTATGGCCTCACCGAGAGTGAGATCCTCGATTTATGAATAAAATTGGAAATTATAACCACAGGCACGGCGGGGAAAGTAGATACCGGAAATGTCCGGGTCATATACTCCATATCACATGATCGTAGTCGACGATCATGTGAAAAGGCTAGTTGAAATTTTAGAATTAAATTTGTCAGATTCCAGAGAATTACTTTTTGGAACAGTTACACTCGAGAGGCTCATACTGTCTATTCTCCCACATCCGAAGAGAGGCGGGTCATCTATCAGACTCGTGACGCGAACAGCGGCCATTCAGGTATTTTTAATTTTAATCCAAAAATGGATAGCAAGGGGCAAAGGAGACTTCAAGGATCCATAGATATCCTGAAGAAGCTCTAGCGGAAATTTCATGGAAGAGCATGCTTCTGGCCGCCGTCAGAGGAGACCGCGTGTATAATTCGATTCAGGACCTTTGTCACTTCGGGCTTTGAAAGACTTCTAGGACCTGTAGTGTTTGTAGGAAATTTATGTAAATTTACAAGTTGAATTATTTTTGAAACTAATTCAGAATCAAAATTCAAAAAGTAATGACTCGATGGACTTCCGTTTTCATGGGCCGTCCCGGCATTGACACCGACGCGTCTGAGGGCGACCTGAAAAGGCTCTGTCGATTTTACATACCTGAACCCTATAGGTTCTTCGGTCACTTCGAGAGTTCTGGGGGTATCCCTCTTTTCCCATATCTGAAAGACGCACGGAACGTCGTGTTCTTTCCCACTGACCTCGAAAGAGTTTTTTCCGAGTTCTTCAGAATGAATACAGTGAAAAGACAAGGGGAAGGCGGTCGACATGCTCGGTTTAACAAATGATCGTGGGAGTATGAAGGCTATTGTATCTGCAAATATAGAACCATGTTTTATGAATGATTTTGCGAGCGACCCCTGGCGGCCGAAGGGTGGGTTACCAAAAAGTATGCACTTTTTGAAGAGGACTGGAGTAAATTTCAAAAAGTCTCCCTGATTTACTCCTTCGAATTTTGGTTCTAAATCTATACCAATTTTTTCACAAGACTTGGGGAGAGCCTTCATAAAAGTTCCTGAACCAGCGGAAGGTTCTATCCAGGTCCATGAAAGACATTCTGGCCTTTTATCCAAAATTATTTTTACACACTCAGATGCCACGCCAATTTTAGTATAAAATTGATCGTTCAAATTTGTCCTAAATTTCCCAGTGTCCTGTGTCATATATATAAAAGTGTTATCCTTTTTATCCCTTCCCCTCGCGTTACTTGTATTAATATATTTTGTATAGTTAATTTAATGAGCGACTCTATTGCGAATGGTAAAGAGGACTGCTGTCAGAAAAGCAGCGGTGGCTCGGTAACTCCCGGATCGACTGTATTTGTCCAGGGATTCACGGGAATGACTCCCGTCCAAGTTGGCGGTAACGTAACGGTCCCACTTCCAACAGGTGCGTCCACTTCAGCCAAGCAGCCTACGCTGGGAACCACTGGAATGCCTAGTTCTGACGTTCTGACGGTTCAGGGCATTGCCAGCATGACCCCGTTGTCTGTGACCTTTGATGCAGGTGCCAATTTGGCTTTGGAAACTGGAGGTAATCTTTCGAACATATTTGGTAAATTGCCGGCATCTGGGACCGCGGGAACGTCGAGCGCTAATGTTCTGACGGT